GGCACAAGAGATCCACGACATGAAAAAGAGTGCGCGTAAAGACCGTAAGCGCATCGCCAAGCTCGAAGCCGCTATTCGTGAGTGTATGAATCGGGAAGGCTTTGACGATACGCAAGAGGCTTTCGACTGGTGGATTGAAGACCATCAGCCCTGCGAGGCCAGGGCGGTGAATGGTAAAGAATGATGGCTTGTTACCGCAAACTAACGCCAGAAGGGCACATGAATATGTGCGGCAATCTCGGCCCTCACTGCGCTGATAGCCGGTGCGGATGGATTTCCGATAATCTCTGCGACTACCCTGTCGGCGATGGCAGGACATGCGACCGCCCGATATGCGATGACCACTCCTACGAGATCGCGCCCGATACACACTACTGCGCACCGCACTATAACGAGTGGATGAAATTCAAAGATGAGGGCGGAGTTAAGCGGGCGCTTGAAAACGTCACTCCATATAAGAGATAAATATAATGACCGACCTCAACAAACGAATCTCAGCCTACCTCAAAAACCTGCCACCGAAGCTGTCTGATTCTGCGTGGGCTAGATTGCTGAGAGAATGCCAACTGAAGCTATCTAAGCAAACCGTAATAGTGCGAGGCATTGAAATGAATGTTTCTGAATTTGACCCAAGGGAGAAGAAATGAAAATCTACCTGATCATATTTCTTGCGATCGCGCTGTTTACTGTGCATGAGGCGAATGCAGACGATTACTGGTACGCAAGAGCAGGACTAGGCGTTAATACTGTTCTGTTCTCAGATGTTAACGAATGGCAGGATCAGGGCAGTGCGGGAGGCTCGTTTGGATTCGGGTACAGATACCAGATTAAAGGCAACTGGCATGGAGAGGCATCGTATACTCACTTCAGCCAGCCCTTTGTCGGTCAGCCGTTTGGCAAGAAAGACGAATACGAGGATAGCCTGGACGCCTTCTATCTGACAATTGAATACCAATTTAGAAACTAAGGGGAGCGGCGGATTTAATTACGCAGCAACATAGCTGAAACCAAAGTTGAAAATTGTCCCTGCTTGTGTTTTTGCAGAGACGCCGACGGGTGCAGAATTGCCATCTGTTTCCCATAGCCCCGCCTGGGTTGCACCAGCGACTATATTTTGATAACAATAATTTACCAAAGCCGACGAAGCCCCCGTCATTGCAACCAACGAGTGCGCCCCCTCGGCTAATTCAGTTAAATTAGCACTAGCAAATGGAAGTCCTGTCATGTATAGAGTTCCTGTCGGCGCGGAAACTGATGCGACTTGAAGCGACCCTTGAATATGCACAACTCTGCCTATTTTGGTATACGCCATAGTGTCGTTAGTAGCTAATGTCACGGACCCGGTTTGCGAAACAAGTGATGCCTGAAATTCCCCTTCCTCGTAATCATCCAATGTGTTTACGTTTGAGGAAGGATTTTGAGTAGCGGGAAAAACAATCTGCCCAGCGTTTGCAAATGCAATGGTTAAAGTTTCATTGCCTCCATCAGATCCTTCGGTAAGACCTATATTGTCCCCGGCGACCAACTTACCGTTTAGATATCCTGCAGACGTGTCGTTGCTCGAGACCTTGACGTTGATGTCTGTGTTGGCACCAGCTATGACCGGAGCTGTAAGCTCGTCCACACTCCACAATGCGCCTGAGTCGGCGTCTGCTGCCGTCTGCGTGGCGTACAGCGAAACCTTATAGGATTCCTCGAGATGAGGAATGATTACGTTACCCGACACAGCAGGATACCCACTGGCGTTCAAAGCCACCGAAGAAACCTGAGTTCCGCCTGTGCTATCGGTCGCCAGGTTGATATTGCTCGATGTTCCGTTGGAATAGAATTTTAGTACTGCGCCTGAATAAGCATCGCCATTGGCGTCTACATAGGGTACGGGTACTGCTGAGATTGAAAGCCAAGTCACGTTATTTACCTCTTTAGAAATTCTTCAATGATTTTAAATGCTTCTGCTTCATTCTTGGTGAAGGCAATATTCTCAGCGCCCTCAGCTATATCTAAAGCAGCGCCCACAACAGTTCGATCTGATTGCCCAGCATTTCTTATGCCACGAACTATCTCGGATTTGAACGCAGTATCTGTTACAGGCCCGAAGACATCTTCTAGTTCATCCGCAAAGATTAACTGGGTGACTACATCGTCATCAAAAGAGCCTCCATGCTTTTTTGCTGTCTCAGTAACATCAACAACAGCACTGAATAAATTCTCTCTGTTCGCCGTATTGCCCAGCAACCGCCTTAATGTCCTACCCAATGCCTTGTCAGCATAGTCGCCAGATAAATCCAGTGACGGCCCCGCTGCCTTTTTAAGCCCATTAAGCGCAGAGATTGTCTCGGAATAAGCGACGTTAGCATCGTTATAGTCAGGGAAATTACTATCTAGCGCGGAGTCTATCCCGTGGCGCAAGTCCTTAAGAACCCGTTCCGCATCACCACCAAGACCTGTTTTACTCTTCCCGAAAGTTACATTGTTATCAATAATGCGCTTGAGTTGATGCGCGTCAAACGCATCTGATCCGCCCTTATCTTTAATTCGGATAATCTGCCGCAGTACCTCACGCATCGGCCCCCTGTCTCCAGGCGATAGAATAGACTCGCTGAAATCAATCTTGGCTTTTCCATCTGCACTGCGGGTTATTGAAACGCCCAGGTCATCGAGACTCTGCGCAAAAGACCCAAATGCCTCGCTAGCGTCAAGAGTTTGCCCTTTTAACCCTTTGGCTACAGCGTCTATCTGCTGACCAGCCGTCTTGTTAACACGCCTGATGTGATTCACCCGTTCCAACAATGAATCGCCTACAACATCACCTGGGCGGTGCAGAGCGCGGTAGCGTTTATTCTTCTTCCCTTTTTTAAGGATATCCAGCATCCGCAAAGATTTAAGCCTATCCGTTGGCGTTGCGCCCCGCAATACAGCAAGAGTGCCAGGGTCAAATCCCTGCTTTACCGCTAACGGGAAATTCTTGTCTTTTACGACAGTCGAACCCTTGACCAGGTACTTCCCAAGCTCAGTATCTAAGCCTTCGCCTGATTCCATTTGCGCGACAATATCCTGCTTAATCTTGGATTTGGTTGTAAATAGATCCTTCGCTCCATCCATTAACCCATCAGCACCTTTGCCCGCTAGACCCATCAATATCGGCGCGGCTAGTCCTAATGCCCCACCCACGGCAGCACCGCCGGCAGAAGTAATCGCAGTCTCTTTGGATAAAAATTCATCCGCATCTGCTGAACCAGCACCCGCAATAGCACCTTCAACAACGCCTATAGCGCCAGCACCAGCTAAACTGGTTGCCTGCGATAAACCAGTAGCACCAGCAGCTAAACCTCCAATCACCTCTGGGGCATAGGCTATTGCGCCCTCCTGCTCGATAAACTGTGCGCGGTCTTCACGCATCTTGTTCCGAATGTCTACCGTCATCTGCGATATGGTCTTGTCGGATACTTCATCCATGCCCATCGCAGCAGCCCATAGCGCGCCTATGCCGCCTTGAATCTCATCAGATAGCCCAAGTGATGCCCCAGATAACAATTGCTCTGCGTTGCCTGCAATCGGGTTAATGCCCGCATCTGGTTGTTCAGGGTTTCTGGTGAATGGCTCACCCACAAAGCGCCCACCCTGATTAGATGGCGATTCTACCTCAAAACCTTCTGGTATCGGTTCAGATACCACTGAGAATCCTTCTGGTAATTTAGCCATTAATTACTCCACTGGAACCCATCGGCCACCTTGGAGAATCTTTTTATCCCCTGCGCCGTTTGTGATGATTGTGCCTTCTGGATACTCGTCGCCCTTGGCGCCGCTGCCAGCACTTATTTCAAACCTTTGCGGAACTCTGGACTGCATCTGTTGCATATCCTCTGGGGTTATCTTGTCGTCTAACACGCCCAAATACCCTGAAATGGTGTTTGTTACGCTATCAATTGACCCATTCGCCATCGTCTTTGCAGTGTCAACCAGGTCGCGGAAGTTTGTCTCTGACAATGGGCCTTCGCCCATCATCTCATTGACACGTTGCGCGTATCCCTTCATTGCACCTTCAGCCTCAAGAATCATTCTTCCTTCTGATTCCCGTACTGTAGAGGTAGGGTCTAACGCCTTCATAAACTTGAAGATCGCACCGATTTTAGCAGCAGGTGTACTGCGAGCCTCCAGTGTATCAAGTGTACTCGCCGCCTCCCTGATGTCATTCGTGTCTTTTAATAGCGCGGTCACTTTGTTATTCACACCAGCAACTTGATTCGGGTCTAACAACCCTTCAGTTTCTGCAAGTTCCGATGCGTTTGTTTGCAATAGCTCCAGCATTTGCGGGTTAACCGTAAATGCACCTGTTGCCGGGTTAAATACAAAACCTTCTAGCCCTTTACCTTTCGCTTGTTGGTAATCAACAGTGTTCGCTGGCGTCAATTTGCCAAGCTGAGTTAAAACCGAATACTCTGTTGCCAATGAAGCACCAAGCTGCTCTGGATTCTTTTTAAATTGGTCATAGAGTCTAGTTGTGTGATTATCTGGTACTCCTCGCTCCTTAATACCAGCAAGGCGATCTTGGAACATTCCATCTATTACAGCATCATCACCCTGTTTTGCAGCATTAATCAGCCTTGGGATAAACTCTGCATATAGCCCCATTTCGGCATCTTTGCCAGCTTCGGATATTGCGAGGTTAGCTTGATGTATTTGCAATCCCGTTAATTCAGCCCGCTGCTTGTCATTGGCAGCATTGCGCTCATTCTGGATAGTGTTCTGCTTCTTGCGCTCGCTGAGAACCTGACCCTGCTGGATAGTGTTCGTCAGCCTGTGGAAGTCATTAGAATTACTCTTATGCGCCAGGGGTTGTGCCAATATCGATAGATCAAAAGCCATTACAACCTCCCGTAATTAACGTACTTAACGCCGCCAATATCAACAACAGCGCCGGGTATGTGTTCAACGTCCTGCGCCATTGTGCCAACCTCGATCTTGTCAGAACCTTTGTACTTGAATATGTAAGCAGGAATATCGCCAACACTGCCCAACGGGGTAATGTCAGTCTTCATCCTGCGATCAGATAATCCAAATGCACTAAGCGCCGTTCCCACAAAACCAAGTGCGTCACTCCGCTTATCTGATTTATCCTGCCGGCGAGTGTTCTCTAATCCTAATATCCCAGCAGCCTGTGTCTCACCACCGCGAGCCTCAAGCTCTGCAAGGTTTATTGCACCAGTTCCTGAAATATTCGCCTGCCCACCCGCAGCGTTAGCACCGATGCCTAGAATGCCGCTACGCCGATCAATGTCCTTGCCTACCAGATCATTGCCTAACAATAGTATGCTGTTCTGGAGGGCTTCAGCAGTGCCTCCCGACCCTACCTTGCCCCTTGCCGATGAATTGTTGAACAATCGCCGTTGAGCATCGTCAGCCAGAGCATCAAAGAATGGATTCTTCGTAATGAAATCATTCTGCCCTTCAGGAGTAAGAAGATTCTGAATCGCAGATAATTGACCTAGCCCAGCATCAGCATAAGGTTGTAAATCAGCCCTGCCTTGCTCAACGCCCGCCTCAGTTGTCGCTGTCGCCGCATCAAGTCCTTTCTGGATAGCCGCTGCTGCCTCCTCTTGCGGGGTTAGCTTCTTTACCTGCTCTTCGGCAAAACCAGGGTTAGTGAGGTTATTCTGAAATTCCTCTTGCTGTAACGCATCAAAGCGCCCACCACCTTCACCTGCTGGCATGATTTATTCCTCTTACTGTTTGATTGATTACCACGTAGATATAGCCACGCGTTTCCAAGTATCTGTATCGGTGCAAACATAGATATAGTCAGCATCCCATTGAATTGTCCCTGTAACTCCGGTCGCAGTCGCACTAGCCGGCGCGGCGGGGTTGTCAATAACTAGATTTCCGCTTATCTTGTTGTAGAGATTCAATAGCCAGTTGCGCCATACACTATCAGCTTCACTGATTTTTAACCTTGGCGGTCCTTCGAGATTCATACGCCTAAATCGACTTCCATCGACCCCGCATGAATTGAGAATAAAGCAGCGTCTGAGGTTTTAATCCTGAATACGAACTGTTCTGATCTCCCAAGGTTATGCCACACCACCTTGTAGTTAAACTGACCACTTTTCCCAGCACTCTCCCAAAGTTCTGCGCCAAAACTCTTACCGCCATCTGTAGAAATTTGGAGCATAAACTGCGGGTCTGTCGAAGTTAGATTCCCAACACCACGCTCACCGATCAGCTCAAAAGAGTTTAATTCAATCTCTAAACCATCCTGACCAAACATGCCCGAGTGCAACACACCTGTCGTTCTCTCGCGGGTCATCGGAGATCCGTTCTCAGTGTAATTCTCGGCATCCCAATAATAGATATTAGAATTAGAATAATCAGCAACCAAATGCTTGCCATAGGCCCATGCGTAGGAATTAGCTAAATCCCGACCTTCAGTAGTCGAACGAGATAAATTAAACCACTGATTCACCGCCTCGGAGTATACCCATGTCGAATCCTCCGTAGGGAACGAAAGATGATAGAATTGCTGGTTCTGGAAAGTAAAACAGAACGCCACCGCATCATCGACGGTGACATATTTCCGAAATACATCCAATAACGCAATTGTGGAGATAGGTAAACTATTTTTATAGACTTTTCGATCATCAGATAACCAATACAGTGAAGCCTCATTGCTTGAAACGGACATTCTTGAAGCCAGTCCGATCGTTAGATTAGCGCCCTCAACTCGATCCAGTGGCGGTCTGCCAACCCCAGAGTCGTACCATTCCTCGATAGACTTCTGGCCGAACATCATCGCCCTGCCACCGTATTTATAAACTCTAATCAACGCATCAGCGTTACTCTCAGCAGTCGCGTAATCCAGACCGTTAATGTCCGTTGCATCACCGACCGCAGACACGCCAAAACGCCCATCATCGCCGTCGTAAATAGCTTTCTGGTTCAACACCGTGACAGAATTCGGGGTCTCTAAATCAATGTCAGTAATCTGGGCAAGCGTTGCACCATCCCACTGATAAACCAGACCAGAGCCGTTGGCTACAATAACCTTTGTATCTAGCCCCTCGAATATACACTGTGAGCTGCCCGTAATAGTCCCTAAGGATGTGTGCGTGCCTACGTTGTCAATGCTGTACAAAGTTATCCCAGAGACTTTATAGAGCACGCCCTGGTGTTCAAACATCCCGCGATCATTACCACTGGACGATCCAAACAGGGTAAGGCCAGGCCACGGTTGTAAGACGTATTTACCCTTTGTAAATGGATCGTCTTGTAATTCAGGGTAGAAGTTCCGCGTCACCTGTGCCGACAGTTGAACGGCCTTGGCAGGGTATGAACCACCCGTGATGTTGATTGGAATTCTCAAAAGTCAGTTTCCGCATCTTCTGATATGAACGAACCGTTGACCAGGTATCGAATATTCCCGGTTGCCTTCTCACCCTCTGGGCCTGATCTGAATAAAATCCTCTGATACAAAGAGTCCGAAACCTTATACATGTCCATCTTGTTATGCGCCATCAAAGTCACAAAATGAGGACTTATCTCATCAGGCATCTCACCTGTAGAATCCCAGATAGCCAGACCCTTTACTTGTAACGCACCGTAAACCTCATCGTATGCCTCGCCCATCCGCGTGTCGTGCTGAGACTGCATAGACTGACCAATAGGGACAATCTTTAACAGCTCACCCGCTAATTGTTTTGCTTCTGTTTTGCTGGTCATCTCTTCACCGTTTAAGAAAGAGGCCGAGTTTCCCCGGCCCCTTAATAACCTCAATGGTTAAGCAACAATCCTCGGATCATTGTATACGCCAGCCAAAACCACCGTAATAGTGCCGGTGCCGGTTGCGTTAGCAGCCGCTGTGATGGTCGCAATACAATCGACTTCGGTTGTCACCTTGGTAGGCGTCACCGTCATCAGGTCTTCACACAATGGAATCTTGATGCCGACAGTGATCTTCTCGTTGGCGATAGTGTCACCAGTGATAACACCTGAGTTCAGGTATTTCGTGGTGTCACCAACTACGCCAACATCGATCTCCAATGCCTCAGTACCAGTATCCAGGTCATCGCCCACAAGCCACCCGAACAGCGGGGTAAACCCTACCGGAATGGTGAACATGTGAACAACGTCGTTGATGATAGTGATCGAGGCGAAGGTGTATGAACCCACCAGCACCTTGAGATCACCACCAGCACCCGTACCCGGAATGGGCTTGTAGTATTGGTCGCTATAAAATGTACTAGCCATGATTAATCTCCTGTTGAGGAATGGAAGCTAGTGACAATGCCATGTTGCTTACCGTTGTAGAAAGTTTTCTTGATATCGCTCTTGCAAGAGACACCAACACCTGAAAGGTGCTCGTAATCGTCTTCTTTCCGAGATGCGAAACCAGGAACTCGACCGTTACCGAAACCAACCGCCTGAGCACCACACAGAAAGCCCATGCTGATGCGGGAAGCAGTATCGCCCCCGTTATCAAGGCCATCACCAGACGCTGCACCAGCACCCCATACACCACCAAAGTCGGCGTTCTGGGAAGCAGTACCATCGATAAACACACTATCGATTTCAGGGATTTTCTTGACGACAACACCATCAACCAACAGATCACCACCAGACCAGAGCGGGTTGCTCTCATCACGCGGAAGACCGTTTGAATGAAGTGTCTCGAGATCAGCCTGAAGATCACGAAACGCGTAAGAACCGATAAACAACACATACCACGGCTCATCACTACGAATCATGTGCGGGCGAATCAGCGGGTCGGCATTTTCAGCCATACGCTTCAACAACCGTACAATATCGGCGTCCATCTTGTCGTCGGTCGTGTCGATCTTCGCAAGGTCAGCCGTATGTCCACCAGACCAGTTGCTCTGTACAGAACCGTATAGAATACGATCCTCGTGAGCAGCCCCGTAGGTGTCCATATTACCCGCTGAAGCAGCACCAGCACCCGTAGCACCAGCAGTACCACCGTAGTTTGCATAGGTAGTACCAGCGATACACGCACCCATTGCCTGGATGATCTCGTTACGCTTGAGTTCCATCGCCCAGTTCATCAGGGCAGGTCGTGCCTCGGTGAACAGGTCGAACTCAGAAAGCTCGTTTTCCTCGTTGTCGATAACAACACCATTCCGCTTGTAAGTGGGCTGGAGTGTGAAATCGTAGTTGGAAAGCGCCTCTTCATTACCCGTCAAGGTTGAAGATCCGCGAACGCCCGCGCCGGACAGTTTTGCAATCAACGGAATGGAAATCTTCTTCAGATTGCGGTTTACTTGAATGATCGAGTTTTGATCGTTGCCGATGTACTGCTCGAACTTGCCGCCACGTACATACTCTCGGGCGACCTCCTTTTGAAATCGGGTGGTTTTATTACCCGCACTAATTGTTGAACCGGCCATTTTAAAGGCTCCTATATGACGCTACTCAGAATAGGCTTTCTAGCGTTGTTGGCCCCTCGGCCTCGATAGAATTAGAACCTACTGATGTAGCATTGGTTAGATCAGGCACATCAACCGCAGAGACTCCCTTCTTAGCTTTTTCCGCAATTTCCGCTAAAACTTCAGCTCGAATCTTGGCCTCTAAATTCTCCTGATATTTCGGATCTTTCATGGCTTCGATTTCTTCGTGCTGTTTAGCATGATCACGGGCAAACTTCGCCGGGTTGTCGGCTTGCTGAAACTGTCGTACCAAACCCTCGTCCGTAACATTGCCTTCGTCATCTGCAATCAGTCCCTTGAAAATACCCTCAAGTCGGAGATAATCAGGATCAAGCTCGGTCATCATCGACTGCGACAAAGTAATCTTTGTACGCAATGAATCACTCGCTCTGTCCGTCTCCAGCTTATCTGCATAAGCCTCTGGGTCTTCAATGGGATCAATCCGTTGCTCTGGCTCAATCTTGGCTTCGAGTTCAGCAAGTCGCTTTTCAGCTTTTTGCCTCTTGTCTCTTTCGGCTAAAAGTGCCGCGATTTGACCGTGTTCTGCGGCTGGCGGCTCCGCTTCCTTCTCCGGTTCTTCCTCAGCCTCAGCTTTGGTTTCTACGGTTTCAGGTTCGCCCTGGTCGTCCTTGGTCTCTGGTTCAGCGTCTGCCTTGGCAGCTTCACCTCCCGATTCACTGGACTCGTCGAACATTTCAGATAAAGACATTACGTCTTCGGTGGACTCAGCTTCAGTCGTAACTTCAGCAGTATCTTTGTCGGTCATATATCTCACCTATAAAAGCACCCGATTAAAATTGGCCCGGCGGCAGCCTTATCGCCCGTTGATACCTCGGCGGCAGGTTGGGTCTATTGACCCGTAAATCGTGTTCTTACTAGCGGCGTCCTAGTTACTTATCGCCCGTTTCATTTGTTTATTTTATACCTAAACACTGGATCGAACAAACTACCTGCTCCGTAGGTTGGCGTATATCCCAAAAGAGATATAGGCATACCCACAAAGAGATATAAGGCATATCACCTTTAGATAGTCGTATTATCCACAATGACCCGCTTGACACGCCTTTTTCCTGATATCATGTCCTTCTTGTTGGAGTTCATTACGCTATCGCTCAATTCACTAAGGTCAAAAGATATCACTCGGCGTTAGCCAGTGGTTCAGGTGGTAAATACATCTATGTCTTAGTAGTTCTACTTTACTGGGTCTCTGAACATGCCTTCGGATATAGTAAAATCCTTGTTTCTACCCTTGTTCTCAACAAATCCGTGTCGCTTGTAAAACTTAACTAATCGAGTCCGTGATGTAGTTCCAAAAACATCATCTTTCTGCCCGACTGATAATTTTATTCGCTTCCCTTGTTGATCTGCGAAATCCGTCAGTTCATCTAATGCCTTGCCGCCAATGCCTTGCTTCCTGTCTGCTTTTGGCACGGCAATCATGTTTAGCTTGATATCATCGCCGCTGTCGTAAGCGTCAAAATCATCCATGCCGTATTTGTTCTTAATGGATTCAGAAAAAGACCTGGTCTCCATCCTGCTTGCTGTGTCGGTTGGGAGACCAGTGCTTAACGCCTCGCCGCCCTCCATCC